ATTTCGATTTCGCCAGTTGAGACGACGTTTGCGCGGATTTGTTGTGCTGGCCCGCGATAGAAGGTTGCTGCATCACTTGCGTAAATTACGCCTTTGACGCCGGTGCCGGTGTCAATGTTTGGATCTACGACAAGGCCTAGACCTGCGATAGTTCCAGCGGTTGAGCCCTGGGTCATAAGACCAGCAGCATTTTGTGGAGCAGCAGCAGCGAATAGTGGTCGCTTGTTATCATCAACAGCAGCAAGCAATTCGCCAAAGTTGCCAGTATCAGCAAGGAAGCGATTTGGTGTGCGACGAAGAACGCCATAAGCGTCTGCGATGCCGTCTGCGATGGCTGCGTAAAGTGTTGCGCCAGAAGATGATCCTGGAGAAGCCGCTGCGATGCTGAATGCGTAAGCATCAGCTTTTTGTGCCCAGCTCGCGGCGAGCTCACGTAAGAGGACATCCAAATATGCCGGATCTGATCTTTCGAGCAATTCAACGGAGACTTTATTCGCCCCAGCAATCTTAATTACATCAACTTCTTTGCTGGTGATTGTGGTATCGGTTGAATCAAACTCAACAGCCTCAGCGGTTTGCGCTGTGGTTGCTTGGGTTCCGAGTAGTGGGCGATAGAATTTCATGCCGGTTGCTGGCAATACGCCTTGCTCGAGAGACATAGCGAAAGGCATTGAATCATCAATGATTCCAATGATGTCGCGGAGGTATGTTGGAGGTACTACGCCGATGTTCTCGGTTGTAGTAGCAGCATCGAGAGCTGCGACTATGTCGCGCGCGTTGCTGTCGCCACGTTGCGCTTGGATCTGTGCGAGTGCGTACTGTCCGGCGGAAATGTTCATGTTCACGCGAGGTGCGGTGTAAACAGGAGCATTGACGACAGGAGCAGAAGCCTCGACCTTTGTTGATTCGACCGAAACCTCAGGCTCGGTCGTCTTTGGGGTGTCGGTCATTTCTTCTTCTTCCTTTTGTGGTTCTTCTGAAGCAGCTACTTCAGAAACTCGCGCAGAATCGATAGCCGGTGATTCGACTAGGCTGACTTCTACGAGATTTGAGGAGAGAACGCGGAATGCGCCATCTTCCTCTTTCCATTCGTTGAGCTTGATGCCCACCGAAAATCCATCGCGTAATCCCATAGCAGCTTCTTCCAAAGCAGCATCTCCGAGATACGTCTTGGCAATCTTGAAACTTGCATCGATACCGATTGGGGTTCCATTCTCATCGTTTACATGATTAAACTCAAGAACGCGGCCAATAGGCTGAGTATTTTGATGCTCTAGTAATAATTTAATAGGCTTAAGAGCGATTGAATCCTGGGCGAAAATAGTTTTGCCCGCGTTGGTATAGCCAGCCTCATTCCAGGTAACGATGCGACCAGTAATCGTGCGAGCGTCGCTATCGGCTGCGAGTATGTTCATCGGCATATTTATTTTCATCGGATTAGATCCTCTTCCATTCTTGCTTCGTCTATCGTCATAATTCCAGAGCGAACAAGGATTTCTAAAGTTTGAGCGCGCTCTAAAGGATTACCACGAAGGAAGTCGTCCATGTCAAATTCGACCTCTTGCGTGTTAGGCGTAAAGTCAGGCATGGAAAGTCTTTGCTCGATTGCTTTAAGTAGTGGGCGAAGTGAAAAGTCCACAAGTGAACGACGTTCAGATACTACGTTCGCGTAAGTCATGGAATTTACGTCAGCGGATAAATACCACGCAGGGATTCCAACAAGACGTGCCACTTCAGTCGCAAGATATTGTCTGGCTTGGTTTAGTTGAAGCTTCTCAGGGTCAAATCCGACGGCGGTCATTTCTACGTCAGCATTAAGGAAAGCGGTTGCTCGAGATTGGCGCGAAATCTTCCACGCGTCGAGTAATTGACGGATGCGATCTGCCGGAAGGTTTGTGCCAGTTGATTTGAGAACCATTGAAGGCGTTGGTTCGTTAGCGAAGTTATACGCGGTCTTTTCTAGCTCTAGCGCTGTGCGAATCGTACGGCCACCGATGGATAAAATACCATCCCCAGCAGGGAAAGCGATAATGGAATTTACGCCAGTCAAAGGCGTATTTTTTCCGTCAAGTTGGTATCCGATAACTTCGGTTCCTAGCGCGTTGTATTGTGGTGTTACTCTTTCAGGAGCAACTCGCGTCCAAGATTTAATTCGATTTGGAAATTCTGCGTACACTTCTAATACTTGGCCATAACCTACGCCAAATAATTTCATATCTTGTACGAGATAGTAATAAACAGTTGATCCAGGAACGCGTGGGTCTGGTTGGTGAATAACCCGAGGGCTTTCGATTAAAGTCGAATCCGCTTTTAAGCGAGTTTCCAGCGGAATGCTTGCGATAGTGCCAGCGATGATTCCAAGTCCACGCGCCACAGCCGGAACCTGTAGCGCTTGTTCGCGTGAACACGTTAGCGCGAACGCACCCCATCCCATCGGGGTTACAATGTTGAGAGGAGCTAGTCCAGCCTCAACGTCAACGTGAGAGCGCTCAGTCAGCGCTGCGGAAATCCGATTTTGATTCTCGGTAACGCGAAAGAAGTCTAAG